TAGGTAAACTTGGAGTGCCGTTGATAATAACAAATCATACATATGATGTAATTGGTTCAATGTTCCCACAGAAAGAGATGGGTGGTGGTTCTGGTTTGAAGTATGCTGCATCACAGATCATTTATCTTTCAAAGAAAAAAGAAAAGGTTGGAACAGAAATTGTTGGTAATATAATTCATTGCAAAACATATAAGTCTAGATTGACAAAAGAAAATCAAATGGTTGATGTTAGATTATCGTATACAGCTGGGTTAGATAGATACTATGGTTTGCTTGACTTAGCGGAGAAATATGATATAATAAAGAAAGTATCTACTAGATATGAATTGCCTGATGGATCAAAACAGTTTGGAAAAACCATTAATGAGGATCCTGAAAAATATTTCACCGAGGATCTTATGGGCAAATTAGAATTAGCTGCATTTAAGGAGTTTAAATATGGGTCAGAAATTTGATTACATAGCAAATAGGGAAACAGGAGAAACTGCCTATATTATAAAGGAAGGGAAGTTTGATGGTGTAATTTATACATACACTGATATTCAACTTCCTGAACTTGATGGTGATAGTGCAGAAGAAATTCCAGTTAAATTTACTTATCATGTTTTAAAAAATCCAACAGATGAGGATTTAGTAGAAAATGTGGAATTTGGGAATGTTATCGGAGAGATAATGTTAGAAATTTTAGATGATGCTTTAGCGAATGATACGGTAAATTATGAGAATAGAAACGACAATACTGAGCAACTTAATTCATAACGAGGAATATGCTCGCAAAGTAATTCCTTTTTTAGACCAGGCATATTTTTCAGATTTTATAGAGAAAAGTATATTTGTATCCCTACAAAGTTATGTTGAGAAATATAATAATTCACCAGATGTAGAAGCTTTAAATATTGATCTTCAAAAAACAACTTTAAATGAAGATCAATTTAAATCTGTTCAAGAGTATATAGTTACTCTTACACCATCGAAAGTAGATTTTCAATGGTTAATAGATCAAACTGAAAGTTGGTGTAAAGAACGAGCCATTTATAATGCCATATTTACAGGCATTCAAATTATAGATGGTAAAGATAAAGAAAAAACTCCAGAAGCAATTCCAGATATTTTGGCCGATGCACTTGGTGTATCTTTTGATACTCATGTGGGTCATGATTATATGGCCCAGGCTGAGGAGCGGTATGACTTTTACCATGAAGTAGAAGAAAAGATTCCGTTTGATCTAGAATTTTTCAATCGAATTACAAAAGGTGGTATGCCGAACAAGACTTTGAATATTGTTCTGGCAGGTACTGGTGTAGGTAAATCATTATTCATGTGTCATGTTGCTGCGGCATCATTGATGATGGGTAAGAATGTATTATATATCACATTGGAGATGGCAGAGAAAAAGATTGCAGAACGTATAGACGCAAACTTAATGAATATATCTTTGGATGATTTACACGATCTTCCTAAGAGAATGTTTGTAGATAGAATTGGAAAGATTAAGAAAAAAACTCAAGGACAATTAGTTGTTAAAGAGTATCCAACTGCATCAGCTCATTGTGGACATTTTCGTGCATTGTTTAATGAACTTGCATTGAAGAAAGTATTTAGACCTGATATAGTGTTTATTGATTATCTAAATATATGCTCATCTAGTAGATTTAAGATGGGAGCTAGTATTAACTCGTATTCGTATATCAAATCTATTGCAGAGGAGATGAGAGGCCTTGCCGTAGAATTTAATATTCCAATAATGAGTGCTACACAAACTACTCGGCAGGGGTTTGTGTCAACAGATGTAGGTTTAGAAGATACTTCCGAATCTTTCGGACTACCTGCAACAGCAGACTTGATGTTTGCTATCATATCAACGGAAGAATTAGAAAAATTAAATCAACTGCTTGTAAAACAACTCAAGAATCGTTATAATGATCCAACACTGAATAAACGATTTATTATAGGAGTAGATCGAGCTAAAATGAAATTATATGACGTTTCACAAAATGCTCAAGACGATTTAGTTGATACAGGGCAGGAAGATACCTCAGTTTTTGAGAAATTTAAAGATTTCAAGATGTAGTAATATATAAATATTACAAAATATTGTGGAGTTTATACATGAAATCTTATTTACAATTTGAGGCTGTTTCTAAAGAGCCTAAATCACCAGAATTAAATGTAGATGCTTTAGTATCAGCTGAAGGGGCGACTATTGCTACACAAGTATTAGAATCAGGTGCAGTTTTAGTAGCACTCTATGGTAAGAAACTCAATGCGGGATCTCTTAACAAAGGGTTATCTCATGGTGAATTTTCTTCAGTAGCTAAATCTTGGATTGAGGGATTTCTTAAAGCCCATGGTGATGAAGGGGCCTTACAAGCTTTATTGAATTGGTTTGTATTTGTAGGTGGTCCCGCATCTGTTATAACAGGCGGCAAATTTAAAGATGTTATTCATAACAGTATAGATGATTATTATAAAGCAGCCCCATCATCTTTTGAAGTTCCTGCGGCAGATAAAGCTAATACCGCAGATGCTATTTTCATATCGTCAGGTACAAGTGGAAAATTGTTTAGTGCTCTTGCAGAAATATCAAAGTTGCCTGAAGCTGAACAATGGCCGAGAGCGACAACTGAGAAAGATGGTAAGATTACTTTATTAAATGCAAAAGGAAAAGCAGTAGTATCTTTTTATCAAGTTTCATTGAAAAAGGAAGCTGGCGCCGGAGCTAGAATAGGACGAGCTACAACATTCTTTAATAAGAATTATGTTGGTGCAGGAGGAATTGCAAGTCCAACAAAGGCCCAGACTTCAGCTACTAGATTATCTCAAGAAGAATATGAATTGATGGAAGGATGGATAGGTGATGCTGTAAAGAAATTTGGTGATATAGTTAAGGGTGGTATTAAATCGTTTACTGCTTGGGCTGGAAAGAAGTTTACTAGTTTAGCCAAAAAGATTGCAGGCGCAGTAGCTAAAGGAACAAATAAAATTGTACAGAAAAATAAAGGTATAAAGGCCATCAATAATATTATGGTAATGGGTGGTTTGAAAGAAGGATATTTGACAGAATTGGCTGATGTTAAAATAACTAAAGGAATGAAAAAAGATTTTGAAACTGTAGAAAAAGAACTTATAGCCAATGATTTAATTAACAAACAACATAAAACTAATATAGCACTATATCAAAAATTGAATAGTAGTTATGCGGTAAAGGGAAGAACAGAATCTCCAATCATATATGCACCTAATGATAGTGATGGAGAAATAGATACTAGTGCTGTAGCCAAACAATTTGGAAAAATTCTTAAATTAAAAGAAGGAGACATGGCTACAAGAGAAGATTTGCAATTAGTTTTTAAAATAGGAATGAACTATTCAGCTAATGTTGCTATATTCGCACTATTAAAGAGTATTGAAAAAACTATAGGACAATATGAAAATTTAAGTCAGGCATTATATGCATTTTCAGCCACTATAGAAGCAGAGGTAAAATTTGGAAATACTGCACTACCATTAGTTATAGTGTATGGGGGTGGAGATAAAGGTAAGATGATGGTTTTAGGAACTAGAGATGAATACCAAAAAACTAAAGGTGTAGACTTGGCTGATGCAGGAAAACAATTAGATAATTTTCCAGTATTAGTTATAAAGATAAACAAATCAAGTGGCGGTAAGACATATAATGTTATTAAGTTTTATCTGTTAAGTAATTTTGCTGATGATGCTGGTACTCCTGTTCCTGAATGGATGGTTTTTGAAATACAAACACAATCAGGATCTAGTTTTAGTACAAAAATTGAGGCCAATCAAGTGGTGAGGAAATGGCAATGAAAACATTTAATAGAACAATCCGAGAAGTAATGGCTGGCGTCTATGAAGCTAGAAGTTATGGTGCTGGAGAGATTTATTGGGATGATCCAAAATTCGATCCTAATAATCCTACTGTAGCTATTAGAGGTTATGGTACAATGACCATTAATACATTAGAACAAGTTGTTGCTAGAGATTTAGAAGATTTAGCCAGACGAGTTAAGTCGGGTGGTTTAGATGTAGTTGCAAATCATTTTCTTTTAGATGAAAAGAGTGCATTTAACTATAAGGTTAAGGCGTATATGGATGCGACTGCGGAGATGTCGAGTTCAAAGGTTAAACGTAAATTAACTATGATGAAGAAAAAAATGCAATGAAAACATTTGTAGAATTCTTAACTGAAGATAAGAATACTCATTTAGAGCACCTAGAGGATGACATCATTAATAATGGTGTTGCTGGGGGAGAGAATGCTATAGCGTTTTTAGAAGCGCTAAGAGATATGTTAGCCGGCAATACAAGTAAGAAGATGAGTCTAACGGTTAAGTGGGATGGTGCACCAGCACTATTTGCTGGTACAAATCCAGAGAACGGTAAGTTCTTTGTTGGAGGCAAACACATTTTCAATAAGACTCCAAAGATCAACTATACAGATGCAGATATAGATGCAAACCATTCTGGAGGTCTTGCGGATAAATTAAAGATTGCATTGAAAGAATTTCCTAAGTTAGGTATCCCAGGGATATGGCAAGGGGATTTACTTTTTACTCCTAGTGATTTGGGATCTGAAAATATTGATGGTGAAAGTATGCTTACGTTTACACCTAACACGATCACTTATGCAGTTCCAGAAGATAGTAAACTTGCAAGGAAAATTACTACAGCCAAGATTGGTATAGTTTGGCATACTTCATATTCTGGTAAGACTATGGATTCTTTGAAAGCTAATTTTGGAGTAGATGCAAATAAGTTAAGTAACACATCTACAGTATGGTCAACAGATGCAGGATTTTCTGATGAGTCTGGTACAGTTACCATGACTTCAGGAGAAACTGACAAGTTTAATAATATGTTGAATATGGCATCAGGGTCTTTAAAAAAGGCAAAATCATATTTGAAAGTTATGGAACAAGATCGAGATGAGTGGGCTTTAAGTTCAAATCTAAAAGTGTTCTTTAATTCACAGATTAGAACAGGTGCCGGCATAAGAGATACCAAGAGATTAGTTTCAGATTTTGAAAAGTATTATTCTAGTGTGTTGATGAAAAAGATTGATAGTGTTAAGGGTGAAGCTACTAAACAACAATACATGGAAATTATGAAGGCGGGGTTAAAGGAGTATCGGAAATATAAAAATCCATTGTATTTTGTAATTGCATCATATATAACACTCAAGGTTGCAAAGGATATGATCGTTGAAAAATTAAGCCAAATAAAGAGTTCTGTTGCATCATTTTTGAAAACTGCCGATGGTTATAAGGTAACGGCACCTGAAGGATTTGTTGCAATAGATCATGTGGGCAAGGCATTAAAACTTGTAGATAGAATGGAATTCAGTCGGGCTAATTTTACAGCTGCTAAAAACTGGACATAATAACAATAATAAAAGGAAATTACAATGATGAACGGATGGACAGTACCTGCTGTATTAATTTTTATAGCCACACAAGCAACCGCAGCAGTATGGTGGGCGTCTGGAACTAATACTAAAGTTGAAAATAATACTACTGCTATTGAGAAGGTGATAAAAAATGAAAAAGAAATTGCTGTCATTCAAGTTCAACAGGCAGAGATTGTTAAAGATGTAGAAGAAATTAAGATTGATACTAAAAAGATTTTAGAGAAATTAAATAAAAATGAGTAAACTTGTATTTGCATTTGGTAGATTTAATCCTGTAACCACAGGTCATGAAGTCTTGATGGACAAGGCTAAAGCTGTGGGTGGTAAGGATTATCGAATCTATGTAAGTAAGTCCCAGGATCGAAAGAAGAATCCTTTAGACTACAAATCCAAAATTAAATACATGAAAAAAATATTTCCTGCTCATGCAAGTAATATAATAGATGGTCCTGCAAGGACTGCTATAGATGTTGCAGTAGATGTTTTTGAAGATGGTTATACTGAACTGATTATGATTGCAGGTTCAGATCGTGTAGGAGACTTTCAAAAACTATTAGATAAGTATAATGGTGTAAAGGCTCGACATGGTGAGTATAAATTTGACTCGATCAAAGTTATCAATGCAGGTGAAAGAGATCCCGATGCTCCAGGTGCATCTGGAATGTCAGCATCAAAGATGAGAGGTGCTGCTGCCGATGATGATTTTGATCTGTTCAAAACAGGCTTACCTGATCATTTTAAAGATACTAAAGATGCTTTATCGTTGTTTAGAACCTTACAGAAGGCAATGGGTATAAAAGGTTTGAAAGAGTGGAACGAAAAACCCATAGAAGAAGATGATAAAGAATACCGATTAGGAGCTGGGGCAACCAAAAAGAAAATATTTCAGTTGACTTGGACTAATCCCAAAGGTAAGAAACAAACAAACTGGGTAAAGCAATTAAGTAAAGGCTCGTTTCAACAATTAAAAAAAGATGGTATGCCTAAAGAAACATCAACAAAAACTACTGACAAATATGAAATAATTATACCAGACCCAGGGTTTAAATTAAAGCCTGCGGTAATGAATAACAAATACGCTGAATTGGAACTTGAACAAATTGAATTGAGAGTTAAGACGTTTAATGAATGGCGTCAAGTAGAAATTGAAGGTGTAGCAGGAAGAATATTGAAAGCTCCTGCATATAAGGTCGCTGTAAAATATTTTTTGCAATTTAAAAAACGTGGAGACAAACCAGCTGTTGCATTGCATAAAGCAGCAGGTACCGTTAAGGGCGTAAACGATAAAGATTTACAAAGTTATCTAGTTAAGATAAAACTATTATAAATAATATAAAGAATAACCATACTAGGAGATTATTACAATGAGTTTATGGGGAACAACACATACTGCGGCGACAAACAAACCTAAGTTTTTGTCGGAGGATGAAAATTCAAAATACACAAAAGGAAACGTGTATGCAACACAGGCTGGCTGGGTTGTGCAGGCTGGAACAGCTGCTACGGGTAACGATAATACATCGGCAACTCCAGAAGTTTTGGTTGCAATCGGTGGACTAGCCGGGGCCGATGCGACTTCTGGTCTCCGAGCACCAACGGTTACAGATATGCGGTTTGTTATTGGCACTACAGCTGCTACAGACCTCACAGCAGGATCTACATCGCAGACTATATTAGTTGAAATTACATGGGACGAAGGTGTTACAGTTGTTGGTAGCCCGACCGTTGCTATTGCTAACGGTAACGAGGGTTCTGGCTCAGGTCGTGGTCCATACACTTGTGTATACACGGCAACAGGTTCAACTGCAAATAGAAAACGATTTATATTGGCTAGCCAAACAATTGCAGAAGATGACGTTTTGACTATCGGTGGATCGAATATCGCACTCGCAGGCGGTACGATTTCTGATACAGTTGTTGGTGGAACAACTCTCGCAGCATCATTGGTGCTGAGTGGGCTGACAGCCGTTACACATACTGTACTGGCATAATAAATTAATGTTTAAGTGGTCCATGTATATGCATGGAGTAGTTTACCGTTTACTCGGATTACAAGGAGAGAAGAAAGATGGCTGATAAGAAAATCACAGCATTATCAGATTTAGGTTCAGATGTACATAAGGATGATTTGTTTCACCTTATTGATGATCCAGGTGGAACACCTGTAAATAAGAAAGTATCTGTTGCGAACTTGTTTAACAATTTCCCAACATGGTTGGCTTTCGATTCAACACCAGAGGCTGTTACAGCTGCAGGAGCTCTTGCCGTTGCAGATACAGCCAGTTATGGTGCAGCAGTATCAACAATATCAACCTCAGCACCTATTGCTCTAACACTACCTAACGGTTCAACCGGACAGATTAAGATTTTAGTAATGATTGCTGATTCAGGAGATGCTACATTAACAGTAGATAGTCCTGGAATATTAGGCTATTCATCTAATCAGGTTGTGTTTGGTGATGTGGGCGATACAGTAACCATGATGTTTTTAGATACAACGAATGGTTGGGTTGTTTTGGCAAATGATGGAGCCGCAATAACGTAATATTTGAAAGGAGTTTTTTATTATGATAACTGAACAAATTATTTTGGAGCGTAAAGCCGATTTACAATCAGGACTTGACAATACAAGAAATAGAATTAAAGAAGTTGATGCTGAGAGGGCCCAATTAGTGGCCAACGTAAACGCTTTTAATGGCGCTATTGATCAGTGTGATTATTTTTTGAATTTTGTAAAGGACGTTGAAGGAGAAACAAATGAGTGAACAGAGATATGGCGCCGGGGGAATTCCGTTAAGGCCGAAAGTTGAGGTTGAAGTGGAAGAGCCTGAAGTTGTAGAAGAACCTGCACCAGCAGTTAAGTATACAACAACAGTAACAGAAACAGAATCAGAAGAACTTCCAGAAGAAGTTGTAGATGACACTGAAGTTCTTGAAGTAGGAAGCAAACAATGAAAACCTTTAATGAACATCATGGACAGCCAGTAGAAGATGGTTCAGCTAATATTGCTGATGTGGCTAATCCTGCTGTATTAAAAATGGTAAATGCTTTTGTAGGATCTATCGCAGATAGAGAATATTTAAATGCAAATCATGCTATTGCTGAGTTACGACAAAAAATTGCAAGAATAGGTCTATCCTTTCCTAAAGTAGAAATCTATGAAGGAGATGGAGAAGTTTCAGTACCATTATCACAGTGGGGCGGTACTACAGATGGTGAAACTAGTGATGATGGAATTTCCAATAGGGTAGACGGTGGATTGAGTATTAATTTTAAATATGAGGAGTTAGATAATGGCACTTGTAAGGTCTATGCCAAAATAGCATGAGCGAATGTATGAAAAAATAACACCTGCAAATTGGCTGATGTATGCCATGCATAATTATGATAACCCGCAATGTGAAAGTGAAGAGGAGTTTAACGAAGATGTTAAACGATTTAAGTACCTCAAACGACTTTTTAAAAAGTATTATGAAACGGGAACTTTGAAGGAAAGATTGATATTAAACCATATTATTGTTTTACAGAATGTGTTTGGTCCAGAAGCGGCAGGTGTATTGTTATTTTTTAAAATAGATAAGGAGTATTGGCCGGCATTAAAAACATTTATGGAATTTTTAGATATTATTCCAGAAACGGAAATGACCGAAGTAGAAACGGATGAACAAGTATGGTTACAGTTGAAAAATATTTAACAGAAGGCGCAGCTATAGATTTGTTCGTAGCATATCGCTTCTTGAGAATACTTACTACTCCATGGGAAGAACAACCAGCCTTTGAACATGGTATAATTGATAAGGATGGCAAACTCCTAAGAAAACGAAAAGAACTTACTAAAATAGACGAAAAGAATTCGTTTACTTTGTTACATCGTTTAATTTTTAATCTCAAAAGAATCTTACATAAAATTCCTGGTGTTAGAACCAAAATAGGAACATACGCTACAGCTTTATATTTACTTAAACAACATTTTGCAGATCAAGTACAAGAAGAAGATACTGTTGAAACAGCTTTTAAAAATTGGTTAGTTGATAATGGTTATGCAACATTAGAAGAAATAAACGAAGAAGTTATGGGTCTTGGGGATATGTTACCCAAGGGTAAATATAAATTAGTAAACGATGTTGTGCCTGATCAAGATGGTGATATGGCAACTGTTGGAAATAAAGGAGATGTGGTAGTAGCCTTTTCAGATACATCACCAACAGATGAAGTTTTAGGAATTAATATTTTTCCAGTTATACATCAATTATCGTCAACAGAAATTTATGTATCATTAGAGGACATTGAAGAAACATGAAACATTTTAAATGGTTTGTAGAAGATGCTCCGGTGAATGCTACTGGTACAAATGTAGTTGGTACTGGAGATGATGATTCTACAGTTGTTGTTAAAAAGAAAGTTAAAGTCTTTAAACGTAAGCGTAAAATGACTGATGAAGAAATTGAAGAAGCTCGAAACTATAGAAAAGAGTATGACAATTATCATTCACAACCAGAACAGAGAGAACGAAATGCTGCTCGATTAAGAGCTCGTCGGAAGATGGAAGGTCTTGGTAAAGTAAAGAAGTTTGACAAAAAAGATGTACATCATAAAGATAACAATCCTCTTAACAATGAAGAAGATAATCTTGCTGTTACTACCCAAAATTGGAATAGATCAGAGCCAAGATTAAGAGAAGCCAAAGAAATACATTATGTTGTATATCAATTCAAAAACAAAAGAGATGCCGTAGCTGCTAAGAAGTTTTTTGATTCTCAACAGAGAATGGGATTTTGGGTAAATGATGATAACATCAGTAATGGTGAAATAGCTGTTGAAGTGAACAGTTCACAAAAGAAAGGTGATTTTGATATGACTCCATATCATAATGCTATCGTTAAGAAATTTAAACCTAAAG